TACAAGAATTAAGATTCAATACTTACTGTGAAAGATTACAAAATTTACTTGCTGATGAATTTGATCAAGAATTTAAAAGATATCTATTAGAAAAAGGTGTAAACATTGATTCAGCAATGTTTGATTTAAAATTCCAGCCACCCCAAAACTTTGCTGCTTATAGACAAACAGAATTAGACAATCAGAGAATTGGCACTTGGTCACAAGTACAAGCAATACCGTATATTTCAAATAGATTTGCATTAGAAAGATTCTTAGGATTAAGTACAGAAGATATTGCTAAAAACGAAAGACTCTGGAAAGAAGAAAATCAAGAAAATCTAACACCTCCACCAGGTGATGCCGCAGGCGAAATGCGTGGTGTAGGAATTAGTAGTGCAGGCATTAGTGCTGACATCGATGGTGCAGAAGAAACAGCAGACATAGAAGGCGGTGAAGACGGAGGCGAAGGAGCACCTCCAGAAACAGCAACTGGCGAAGAATTAGGTGGAGCACCAGCAACACCTCCAGCAGGCGGCGACGCAGGAACAATATAAAGCATAAATAATAGCATGATACTGAGAGAACTTTTTTATTACGACAAAGAAACTATTGAACCTGTAGAGGATAACAGGTATGATCCTCAGTATGACCAATCCATTGTTGATTTAGATGATACCCGGAAAACACGATTAAGTTTAAGCCAAATAAATCGTGCTCGTAAGGCAGCTGAACTACATACAACTGAGAAGGCTAAAGAAATAGACTTTGTAAGACAAATGTATGGACTAGCAGCACAAGCTGAGGCGGCCGGAGTATGATAATTGGCAAAACTAGATAAAAGATTATACACTAAAGAACAATGGCACCAGCTAAGAGCTCAGCGTAAATTAGATAAAGCTAAAAAACGTGCAAATAAATCTATAATAGATCCCGAACAAGTAGAGAAAGTACAAATATATAAAAAGCATAGCAATGCTTTTGTAATTGGTAATGGTACGAGTAGATCACCTATTAATATAGAAGATCTTTCTACTCTAGGTAACACATATGGGTGTAATGCATTGTATAGAACATTTTCGCCTGATTATCTTGTTGCTGTAGATGTAAAAATGATATTAGAAATATCAAAGCATGGATATCAAAGAAAGCACAATGTTTGGACTAATCCTAACAAGGCTTACACACGTATACAAGATTTAAATACTTTTAATCCGAGTAAAGGATGGTCAAGCGGCCCAACAGCATTATGGTTAGCTAGTCAACATGGTTATGATAGGATTTATATATTAGGTTTTGATTATCGTGGTATAAATGATAAATTTAACAATGTATATGCAGATACCCCTAACTACAAAAAGAGCGAAGATGGTGCAACTTTTTTCGGAAATTGGTTACGTCAAACAGTATCTGTAATTAAAGAACACAGAAATATTCAATATGTAAGGGTAATAGCGTCTGATAATTATTGTCCTGAACAACTAAATAAATTTGATAACTTTACAACAATCACAGTAGATGATTTTATGAAAACACACCAGCTTTCTTAGGTTGTAGCCAAAACGAGCCGTTTTTGGCCTATTTCTACACACATTTTCCTCATATATGTAAATACAGTTGACAGCCTTACCATAGGTATAACATTTATAGGAGATAAAAATGGCAGATACAAACAAATTTGAAGAGATGCTTGAGCATCTTGTAAATAACGACCGTGCTAAAGCGGAAGAGTTATTCCACGAAATTGTAGTGGCAAAATCAAGAGATATTTATGAAAACATCTTAACTGATGATGTTAACGACGAAGAAGTTGACGAAGCATCAAAAGATGATGACAAAGAAGTTGATGAAGCATCAAAAGATGATGACGATGAAACTAATGAAGCAACTGACGAAGAAGTAGATGAGTCAGATGACGAAGAAGTTGACGAAGCATCAAAGGATGATGACGACGAAACTAATGAAAATTTTAACCTAGATGAGTTTGAAGTTGAAGGCGAGCCAGAAATGGACATGGACATGGACATGGATGCTGACATGGGCGGAGACGCTGGTGACAAAATGGCAATGGATATGGGTGACGAAGGTGACTCAGATGAGCCAGCAACGAAAGGCGACATCATGGATTTAGAAGCCGAACTTGAAGACCTTAAAGCAGAATTTGAAGATATGCTAGGTGATAAAGATGGCGACGAAGATGACATGGGCGACGAAGATGAAGAAGGCGAAGAAGGCGATGCTGATATGGATATGGATGCAGACGCTGAAGAAGAGTCTTATAACTTTGAAGCAAATGACGAAGAAGTAGACGAAGCTAGTGACGACGAAGAAGTTGAAGAAGTAGCTAAATCTGCAGGTGAGCAAATGCGTGAATATGTTGAAAAAGTATCAGCTACAATGGGTGACAATGGTGCAAACGCTAAATCAGTCGTAGCAGGTAAAAATGACATGGGCGGCACTGCTTCAAACTTGGTAAAAGGCGGAGAAGCTGACACAAAAGGAACAACAGGCGGAGTAGCTGCAAATTCAACAAAAGAAGATAATGCAGGAAACGTTAACGTACCTGGAGGAAAAGCATCAAAATCAATGTCTAATATGCCAAAAGGCCACGGCGCTGAGAAAAAAGGCCAAGGCGACACAGCTGACAATAAAAAGTCAATGATTGGCAGCTAAATTTAGGAACGATGGATGAAAACTAATCTATTAAGAGAACACCTGACATTCGATCAAGCCCAAATGGTGGTTGAGAATGCCAACGATGGCAAAGACCTTTTTATGAAAGGAATTTGTATACAAGGCGGAGTACGCAATGCTAATCAGCGTGTGTACCCTGTAAATGAAATTGGCAGGGCTGTCAAAACTCTCAATGATCAAGTAAGCGGAGGATATTCAGTTCTCGGAGAAGTTGATCATCCTGAAGGACTTAATATTAACCTGGATAGAGTTAGCCACATGATAACTGAAATGTGGATGGACGGTCCAAATGGTTATGGAAAGATGAAAATTTTACCAACACCGATGGGAAACCTAGTTAGCACAATGATACAATCAGGTGTGAAACTAGGTGTCTCGTCAAGAGGTTCTGGTAACGTTAGTGAAAGCGGTAACGGAGAAGTTTCCGACTTTGAAATTATAACGGTAGACGTTGTTGCACAACCTAGTGCACCTGGCGCATACCCAACACCAATCTACGAGCATCTAATGAATGCACGTGGCGGAATGCAGGCTTACGAATTAGCACAGGCTACAAAACACGACACAAAGGCACAAAAATATCTAAAAGAATCGCTGATTAACATAATCAGTCGACTCCAATAAAAGGAGAATAATATGTTGGATGCACTAAAAACACTTTTTGAAAATGACGTAGTTTCCGAAGAAGTGCGCCACGAAATCGAAGAAGCTTGGAACCAGAGGATTAAAGAAAATCGTCAAACGGTTACAGCAGAACTTCGCGAAGAGTTCGCCCAAAAGTATGAACATGACAAATCAACAATGGTAGAGGCTATTGACTCTATGGTTAGTGAACGTCTAACTTCAGAAATTGAAGAATTTGCCGATGATCGTAAACAACTAGCGGAGGCAAAAGCAAAGTATGCTGTTGCTATGCGTGAAAATGCAACTCTATTAAGAGGATTTGTAGTTGAATCATTAGCGAAGGAAGTAAACGAACTTCACGAAGATCAAAAGAGTATGGCTAGCAAGTTTAGTATGCTCGAAGATTTTGTTGTCGAATCACTTGCAAAAGAAATTGCAGAGTTTAATGAAGATAAAAAAGACCTAGCAGAAACGAAAGTAAGATTAATTCGTGAAGCTAAAGGACACTTCAAGGAGCTTAAAACTAAGTTCGTTGAAAAGAGTGCGGCAAAAGTAGCTTCTATTACTGACAAAGTTTTAAATAACGAAATTGGTCAGCTAAAAGAAGATATTGAAGCAGCACGTAAAAATGATTTTGGGCGTAAACTGTTTGAAGCATTTGCCGCAGAATATGGCAATAGCTATCTTAATGAAAATTCAGAGACTGCAAAGTTAATGAAAGTTATTAAGATCAAAGACAAGCAGCTAACAGAAGCTAAAAAAGCGGTTGTAGAAAAGCAAACCTTAGCAGAAGCTAAACAAGCTGAAATCAAACGTATGGCTAATAAAGCTCAAAGAAAAGAAGTAATTTCCGAATTAACTGCACCCCTAAACAGGGATCAAAAAGAAATTATGATAGATTTACTGGAATCGGTTCAAACTGCCAAACTTAAGACACAGTTTGACAAGTATCTACCGGCGGTCATTGACGGTAAAACTCCAGAAAAGAAGGCAACACTGACAGAAGGCACATCACATACAGGCAATAGAGAAGAAACAAAAAGTCATGACAATGCAAGCAAAGATAACAACGTCGTTGATATCCGTAGACTTGCAGGATTAAATTAAGGAGAAACCAAATGTCAGAACTACTAGAAAGTCGCTGGCAGGACACCAAAACTGCACTTCTTGAAGGCCTTCAAGGCACAAAGAAACAGGTAATGGCAAGCACTCTTGAAAATACTCGCAAGTATCTTTCAGAGACAGCCACTGCAGGTGCTACCTCAGCCGGTAATGTTGCAACTCTTAACAGAGTTATTTTACCAGTCATCAGACGTGTAATGCCAACTGTGATCGCAAACGAGATCGTTGGTGTTCAGCCTATGACAGGACCAGTGGGCCAAATCCACACACTAAGAGTACGCTACTCAGATACAGCAGGCACAGGTGCCAGCGGTGCAGTAGCAGGTGAAGAAGCACTTTCACCATTCAAGATTGCGGAAGCATATTCAGGTAATGCCACTAGTGGTAAAGCCGATGCAACTGCTGCACTTGAAGGGGCAGCTGGAAACAGAATGTCAATTCAGATCTTGAAACAAACTGTAGAAGCAAAAACTAGAAAGCTATCAGCTCGCTGGACTTTTGAATCTGCACAAGACGCACAGTCACAGCATGGTATCGACGTTGAAGCAGAAATTATGGCTGCTTTAGCACAAGAAATTACTGCTGAAATTGACCAAGAAATTCTTGGTTCACTT